CAATTTGTTTCCCAAGGTCTGGATAAGACGGAAGCATACTTAAGGGCATATAAGACAGACAAAAAGAGCTATGCCAAATTACAAGCAGGAATATTACTCAAACAGGAAAGGGTCAGAACTGCGATGAAAGAAAGCTTAAAACCAGTATTAGATAAATTAGGTATTAATGACGACTTTGTCCTTACTGGCATAAAACAGGTAGCACAGGATGGAGAGAAGGATGCTGATAGACTAAGAGCATTATTTGAATTAGCTGATATTCTGGAGATGAAAGAATCTAAAAAGGAGATCACTGCTATTGGTGGTGCGATGTTTAAGGGCTTCTTGCCTGAGAATACAGAAATTATTGAAGAGCGAAAGAAGATGATTGAGGGGAAAGATGAGTAACGGAAGTCTTAATTTTACTACTTTAGATGGTCAGAATATAGCTTATGGAAAACAGGAAGGCGTCTATCTCGATGATGAGAAAGCCTTCATCCTCAGCCTGGATAAGGCAATCCGAGCAGCTGATCTAAATAACGGTATCAATGTCAGGTCAATACAGAAGAGTTTGAATCAGATAGCTCAAAGAATCGAAGTAGATTCTATTCCTGAGAGTGGAGTATTAGACGAGTCTACACTAGCAGCTATTACATATTTTCAACAGAATGCAGACCTGTTTAAAGAACATGGTATATCTCAGCACATGGATGCAAAGAAGTTAGAAAAAATGACTAACCCTGCATTTACTGAAACTGAGTATGCACCAACAATAGAAGAAATGAAAAAACTGGAGGTTAATCTAGATGACTACAGTACTTAAGGAGCCTAAACAGGTTGCTGTTAAAAAGAAGGTGGATCAATATGGTCCTAGAATTGCTGATCTTAGTGAGCAATTAGCTTACTTATTGGGAGTGGTACAGGAGCATGCAGAAGTTATAAAGGAGCTTAGAACTAAAGTGGATCAGGTTAGAGGCAGGATGGGGCTATAGATGCCTATAGAAGATAAAATTATGGGATGGATGAAGGGTTTAGGCGAACTTGTTATACCTGGAGAGGGTGGTGAAAAAACAGATTTATTTGAATCAGAAGAATCAAAAGTCTTACCACCATCTTGGGTAAAGAGTGTGACGTCTATGGAGACTGGTGAGCAACAAGGTGGATTCCAAATGGATAAGGGCCTAGTGGAAGTTCTTACCAACAAATTGGAAGTGGTGGAATTTAATGAAGAGATGACAGAGGTAACTAATATACTCGGGAAGGATCTTGTAGAAGCGCAGGGAGAAACTGGCTCTGGAGGTATTATATCAAGTTTGATTGACAAATTTAGGACTTCAGAATCTGGGATGGCAGAAATAGGCTTACAAGGTAAGACTACTGATGGTAAGCCATATAACTTTACATTGCTTACCGAACCTGGCAAGGATGGTAAACCTAAATTTTTCCTCTATTCAGGTGGCGATAAAGCAGAATTAGAGATGGATCAGTTTGTTACAATAGCAAATAACCTTGATGAAAAGTTAGCGAGTGTTGAAAATGTGCGTCAAAGTCAGGATAGATGGTCACCAGAATCATTCAGATATGCTTGGGAGCAAATACCTAAAATTACAGTGGGTACACCTTATCCGAGCCTAGGGAACAGGCCTAAATAACTTAATGAAAGTAAAAATTGATTTATGGCAGGATTTGGAAAAAGCTACACATACATGACCATTCGATGGGAAAAGACACCCAGTTTGGGAATCGCATGAGCCAAATAGACGAGTTCGCAAGTTATCTAAAACAAAAACTAGTAAGTAATAATATTGAAGGTAGATGGGCTATATGTCAAGCCTGTCCTGAACTTACTGATGCTAACAGGTGTAAACAATGTGGATGTTTTATGAAATTGAAAACTAAAATTAAAGCGGCTAAATGCCCAATAGGTAAATGGTAAAACTTATCACACTTTCCTTATTGTTAAATGTAGGAGAAATGCATGCTGTTATGCCAGATGATATGAAAATAGAAGCTCGCAGGCGTAAGAAAGGCAATAGGCAACGTAGAAGAGGCGGGAATGGCTTACGATAAGAAGGTAAATATTAATATGCATGATGTATCTAAGGAGGAGGAAGCTCTTCAGCTTGCCTATAAAGATATGATTGCATTTGGCAAACTATTTCTACCAGATGACTTCATGCGTTCTGAGACACCACCCTTCCATTATCAGGTTGCTGATATGATTAATGACAAGTCTATTAGGCAGACTGCGTTTATTATGCCTAGGGGACATGGAAAGACAGTCCTGACTAAGGCAGATATAATGCGTGACTTTTGCTTTGCAGGGGTACGAAAGGATTGGGGATTTGATACTACGAATGATCCCTTTTTTTACGGTTGGATATCAGCAACTGCTAAATTGGCTACTGGGAATATGGATTATATTAAATCTCACATTGAGATAAATGAAAAAATACAATATTACTTTGGAGACTTAAGGGGAAAGAAATGGACAGAAACAGATATAGAGCTAAGCAATGGATGTAAACTTATATCGAAATCGAATATATCGGGCATTAGGGGCGGTGCAAAGTTACATAAAAGGTACGACCTTGTCGTTCTTGATGATTTTGAGGATGAAAACAATACCATCACTTCCGATGCTAGGGCGAAAAATGCTAATCTTATTACAGCTGTTGTCTTCCCTGCTCTTGAGCCTCATACTGGCAGGTTGCGTGTTAATGGCACACCTGTGCATTTCGATTCTTTTATTAACAATCTCATTGTCAATTCGGCTAAAGCGAAAGCTAGTGGAGAAGATTTTTCCTGGGATGTCTTAATGCATAAGGTCCAAGATGAGTCTGGTGCAATATTATGGGACTCATGGTTTGGCGCAGAAGAGATGGAACGTAAGAAGAAATTCTATGCAGATTCAGGACAGCCTCACAAGTTCTATCAAGAGTATATGATGGAAGTGCAGAGTGAGGACTACTCAGTATTTAATAGAGATCATATTAAGTATTGGGATGGTACATATTTCTACAATGAGAATGATGGTCTATCCTATATAATTAGAGAATCCGAAGATGTATTGCCAATCACGGTATTTACAGGCGTGGATACTGCTACCGATATAGCAAGGAGGGATAGTGATTACTCAGTCTTACTTACAATTGGCATTGATGAGTTTAATCGTCTTTATGTTCTGGATTATGTGCGTAAGCGGTCTCTATCTGTACTCGGTATACCAGGGCAAGATAAGAAAGGTATTGTTGACTATATTTTTCAAATTAATCAGGATTACCATCCTAATCTATTCGTTATTGAGGATACCACTATGTCTCGTCCAGTCTTTCAAGCGCTCCAATCGGAAATGATGAGAAGGAATGATTTTACAGTCAAGTTTAATGAAGAGAAGCCAGGCACTAGACAGAGTAAAAGAGACAGAATACAATCTATATTAGCACAAAGATTTGCAATAGGACAGATACACATAAGAAAAGAGCACTATGATTTGCATAGAGAAATCATTACATTCGGTCCTAGGATGGCACATGATGATACTATAGATGCGTTAGCATATGCATGTAAACATGCTTATCCAGATAAAAATATTAAGCAGGATAAAGATGGACTTTACTATAGAAAGAGACCAGTACCCAAATCATGGGTAACAGCATAAGGATTTATAATGGCAAGAAATGATAAAACTGCAGACCGCATCCTACATCTCTTTGAGATTGCAGAGAGCGGACTTAGACAGCAATGGGAATTCATTAACCAAAAAGGTTCTGATTTTGCTAATGACAATCAGCTCTCTGCTGAAGAGACACAATCTCTTGAAGAGCAAGGAATGCCTACCTTCACTATTAATAGGATTATACCTGTAGTAGAGATGCTAAACTTTTATGCTACCGCTAACCGCCCTAGGTGGCAGGCCATCGGGGCGGAAGGTAGCGATATAGATGTAGCTGCAGTATTTTCTGATATTGCTGATTATGTCTGGTATCATTCTGATGGCACATCACTACTTAGTAATGCAGTTAATGATGCAGTAACTAAGTCTATTGGCTATCTGATGATTAATGTAGATCCACATGCAGATAGGGGAATGGGTGAGGTCGTAATTGAACAGCCAGATCCATTTGATGTATTTGTAGATGCTAAGTCTCGCGATATACTATTTAGGGATGCATCTTATATTATGGTACGGAAGATCCTACCTAAGGGTCATTTAAAGCAGAAATTCCCTGATCAAGTTAGAAAAATAAATAATGCATCAGCCAGATATGGTCATGATAAGAATCATTCTACAAAAACATATGATGAAAATACTCACGACTTTAGTTATAAAGATGTAATATCAGGTGCAGGAGGGGGACATATTGAGGGACCTAGTTTCTCTGGTCCAGATTCATCTGACGCTACTGTAACTGGTGGGACTAATATGCGCAATTCTATTAAGTCCAATGATGATGATGAGAAATTACTGGAGTATTTTGAATGTTACGAAAAAGTCAAGCTACCCTATATGAATGTATTCTATCGGGTATTACCAGATGAGAGTGTTCTACAACAACTTCAACAACAAGTGGCGGTATATATACAAGAGCTTACAGCGGAAATGCAGGTGCAATTTCTGGAGAAACAAGTACAAATGCAAGAAGCAGTAGAAGCAGGGGATATGTTGCCAGAACGTATGGAGCTTGAAATACAGAAAGAGCAGAAACTGATGCAACAGCAGATTCAATCTGCACAGCAAGAGAGAATGTCTCAATTACAGAATGAAGCATCCAAGGTAGAGAATAAAGTCGTTAATGAGAAGGAATACAAAATACTTGAGAAGGATGAGACATTTCAGGCAATGGTTATTGAAGCTGTTAAATTCTTTGATGATAAGATACAACAGACTATTGTTATCGGTGATAAGACTATATCTCAAAGGTTCCTGCCAGATAAGATATCTGAATATCCTCTTATACCCTTCCACTACAAGTGGACTGGTACACCATATCCAATGAGTGCAGTGTCTCCACTTATAGGAAAGCAAAGAGAATTGAATAAGGCACACCAACTTATGGTACATAATGCATCTCTTGGCTCATCGCTGAGATGGATGCATGAAGAGGGCGCTATTGATACAGGCTATTGGGAGAAATACTCTTCTTCTCCTGGGGCACTACTTCCAATTAGGCCTGGCGCCCAAGCTCCAACACCAGTAATGCCCGCTCCATTATCTAATGCATTCTTTGGCATTGTTAATGAGGGTAAAGGTGATATGGAATACTTAGCTGGTATATATGCAGCTATGCAAGGAGATACAGGTGCACAGCATGAAACATATCGTGGAATGCTTGCTATGGATGAGTATGGTACTAGACGTATCAAGTATTGGTTAAATAATTGCTTAGAACCTGCACTGAGACAGACTGGTAGAGTAGTGATGCAATATTCACAGGCATCATATACTGGGCATAAAGTATTTAGAATAATACAACCTAATGCATTGATAGATGCTAAAGAGGTAGAAATCAATGTACCTATGTATAATGATATGGGTAAGGCTGTAGGTAAATATATGGATTATGAATCAGCACAATTCGATGTAAGACTTGTAGCTGGTTCTACGATGCCTGTAAATAGATGGGCATATTTAGAAGAATTAAAAGAATTATT